TAATTAGAGTGTCGTCTATATCGGTATTTGATACGGCGGCGTTCTCTGTGGCCTGTATGGCTGCGGTTGAGCCGGTTGTGACACGGCTAACGTTCAGAGACATACCATCAGCGGGTAACGGTAATGCTCGGCATTGGTCCGCAAATGGTCGGCCTGCTCTGGCCAATGGTTGGGCGAGACTGGTTAAATACTGCGGGATTACGAGGCCCGCAAAAGATCCGGTATCGCCAGCTCTTGTTTCTATCGCCATTTCTTGCTGGTGCCGATTAATTCGGTCTTCAGCGTTACGATCCTTGATCACGTAGCTGCTAAACACGTCTTTAAAAAACGAGTGTTCGCTACGGTTTTCCGAGTAGGTGAGCGGTTCGCTGCGTACGATTGCGCCGCCTACAGACTTTGTTTCGGTTTCTTGTCCGCCCATAGCTCGAACTTCTGCCTTCATGAGTTCCGCCGCCATGTTGCGTTCTTTGATTTCTCGAAGCTCTGCTATTCGTGCGTCTACTGTCACTGAGCGGGCTTGTAGTTCTGTAAGGTTTTTGTCTTCAGTTTCGGTTAGGTCTCGTGCTTCTTCTGCTGCACGGGTCACAATAGAGGTTTGAGTTTCGCCTATTTCGGCTCGCTCTTCGATCAACTGATTTAAAAGTTGCATAATTGTCTTTCTGGTCACGTTTGGGAGGTTCAAAGGTGCCAGAGAGTGAATCAGATCGGCGCTCAGGCGGCGTTTGTAAATATGTTATCAGTTTATTTATTCAGATTCTAGGTTTAATGTCTGCTTCATGTGCGTCATGCCACCGGTCTATGTAGCTGGCCCATTGTTTAGGCCGTTCGGTTTCTGCCCGTTGTCGGCACGTTTCCCGGTCTGCGTAAATCAGTTTCATTTCTGCGCCTGCGTCTACAAACGGTTGGCGTCTTTGTTTTGTGCTTCCACCAGTAACGAATACTATTTGTTGCGGCGTCTGTAAACTGCCTAGTTCTTGCAAAATGCCACGTACGGCGGCGTTTGTTGCTTTCATACCGTGCGGCGTGTGGTCGTGCGACTCTAGCCCACTAATAGCGCTGTGGAGTCGGTCCCGTTCTATAATTAGATCTCCGGGCCTCAAAATGTTTTTTGCGTACGTGCTTTTTCCTGCACACGGCGGCCCATAGACACAAACGATTTTTGCCATAGTTTTAATCTTGGCTACTCATTAAGTGCCGCCATTTCGCTAGCTTCGGCGCTTGTTCTTTATCGTCGGCGTTAAACTCTCTAGCCATAACTAGCTGTGCGTCTCCGTAGGCCGGTTCGTTTGGTGACGTTAAAAGCGCTACGTGGTCTAGTTTTGCTTCTAAGCGTGTTATTTGTCGGCGGCCGTCTTGTTTACTTTCGGAACTTCGCACCGGATGAAATCCGACGCTGAACCCGGTTACGTAGCCGTCTTTCGCCAACGCTAAGGCTTCAACGCTTCGCTCTGTCAACGCCATCCTGAAATCTGCTATTAGGCCGTTGTTGTCGTTCGACCAACTACCCGCCATACCGATAGGGAAGCGCTCCCGGTCGTGTCCGTGCATTAGCGGTATCTTTGAGCCACGTTCTTTAATGCTTTTGTCAAATACTGAACGGCCTAAACGCTCGACGTACTGGCCGGTATCAAACGTTGCATGCCACGGCGCCACAAGTGCAATAATATGGTGTTCTCCGTTGTCTTCTCTAATCTCTATGTCTGATAATTCTAATATCCGGTTTTCTAACATGATGTCCCCTAGTTGAGGTCGTCGGTTGCCACATCTCGGCTAATATTCTCTAGATCTCTTACTTCGTCTACGGTGAGCCAGCCGCCGCTTATGCCTATGGCGTAGCTATCGTATCTTTCTTTTCTTGATCCTCTTAACAGTGCGTCCATCTGGAATTTCGCTTTTTGTCCCCTAGGGAGTTCCGTTGTGAACGCTTGTTCTATTCTTGTGAGCCAGCCACGTAAACAGAACCGAACAAAGTTTAGGCTGTCTTGCGTCACATTGCTGTACGTTTTCGAACCCTCAGAAGGCACATTAACCATATGGGCCGGTACTCTGAACATTGTTGTTATTTCTCTAGCTGAGTTAATACGAGAATCTATAAACTCTAAATCTTTAGGTGACAAGCTTAACGGCTGGTATCGGATACCGGCCGAGAGTACGGCCGGGCTTCGTTGCCTACCACCGTGCGCCGCCACAAAAGCGCTTTTAAGATCTTGCGCTTCTTCTCTTGTCAACTCGGTGTCTGATTGTAGAACCCCGTTAGGCATAGCGCCCGACATATACAGGTCCCCGGCCATTTGCTGATTAGCTACCGCTATCGAAAGCTCTCTACGCTGGCTCGCCACCACACCAATACCGAACTCGTCACCCGGTCTCGTTAATCCTCGAATATGTAAAACATCTTCCGGGTTTATTTGCATATTATTTATTGCGTAGAGTCTTTCACCTTCTCGACTCGTTCTAATATCAATACTTGCCGGGTCTAACACAATCCCCGCTTGTGCATGGCCGTTAATGTCCCGGTCACCAAGTAAGATATATGCGTTTCCGTCTAGTAGCAGACTTTGCACGATTTCGGCTATTGACTCCATACGGGTTTTCGTTGGGTCTGGTTGCTCCAAAAGTTTAGGAGTCGGTAGCACCAACTCGCCTGACCTGTAAGCGTGGAATGGTAGCGAACCAATAGAATCTGAGATTAAAGAAACGCACGCCCACAAAGTAGGAATAGTTAAAGCCGTTGACTGGTCAACGTTAATAGCTCCGGTGAGCGGCTGAGTCGCAAAACCCCTAGGCGGTATCTGAACGCCTGTAATGTCCCGGTTTTGTGTTTTCCGATTTAAAAGCTTGTTTATCACATGCGCCCTTTTTCCAAGATCACGCCACAAAATAACAGTGCAACGGCTCCGACTAAACCGGCTCCCGATGTCCCACCCATATCATAGGCTAATAAACCCGCTGAGAGAATAGCTATTATTTGTAATGCTGATCCGATTATAGACATTAAAAGATTCTCGGTGTAGGTGGCACTATGACCGGCTCTAACGTTGCTGCGACCTCTAAAGCCATAATTGCGGCCACTGCGGCATCAATGCGCCGTTTTGACCCACGGTGCTCCTTAGTAACACGAACCCCGTACCGGTCGCTTTTCGTGTGACAGTTCGCAATATGTCGGGTTAACACTGCGGAGTGATCGTGGTAGAGCTGGCGGGTTAACACTAGCTCAGCGAATCTAGAGCACGCCGGAACCATACGTTTAGGGGATTGGGGGAACTCAATTAAGAGAGCGCCTGTATTAGTCGATATTTCAAGCATGGCGTGTTGGAGCGCAAAAGGGTCGTAAACACACGCTCTAGGTTTATATTCTTCTATTAGCTCTTGTAACCGTTGGGTAACTTGGTTAAGTGGCACACGGTAGGAGTCGTCAGCATCTAAAGGCCGTTCCCATATTTCTAAAATCTTTAACCGCTTATCAGTTGTTGCTGCAACTATCACGGTGGAGTCGTTGCTAAATGATGCGTCTACTCCAAAGACTACTTCGTCGCCCGGTGCAATGTCTCCGTGCGGGCACGCCTCGAAAGCCTCAGCACCTAACCACTCTTCACGGCTTTTTGTCCACTGGCCCAAATGTAAACGCCTAAACTCGCCCTCTGGTAGCTGTAGCGCCTGAGATTGTAAGTATTCTTCTGTCACCCAATCGCCAAACGCCGGATGATATCGCCACGCCTCCACGCTGCGATAATCCAAGTTTTGTGGGGGTTCTTGCCACCATGACCACCATGTAGGGTCTATGATTTCTCCAGATTTAACCCGTTTGTCATATTCAACTAGTTTCCACAAATACGATTCGTCACCGCTGCCCGGTGTTGTAATATGGACCACCATAGATTGTTTACGTGCTCCAGAACCTGAGAGTAGAGCTTCGGTTAATTCGCCGTCAGGGTGACACCATGTCTCATCTACGATTGTAAACGTAGGGTTTAACCCGTGCGCTAATCGGCCATCAGAACTTAATACTCTGAAGACGCCAGAATTTAGCGGACAGTAAATAGATTCCTTATAAACCTCTAAAGCGTTGCTTAGCTCTGGTTCTGCGGCGATCATGTTTTTTACGTTATCGAGCACAATTTTAGCTTGATCCTTAGACCCTGCTACACAATAAACCTCAGGTGCCCACTCTCCAGAACCTAATAACGCCCATAAGCCGATGGCGCTCAACAATTCTGATTTTCCGCTTTTGCGTGGCAACATCACCAGAGAGTGCCGGTTTTTCCATAGGCCGTCTCGTTTGGTTTCGAATAGTCCATTAATGATTTCTTTTTGGAAGGGTCGTAATTCGATTGTTTGCCCGGCTAAGTCGCCTCTGTGGTGTTTGCAAAACGTTTCTATGAAACTGGTTACTTTGTCCGCCGTTTTAGTTAGGACATCCATGCGGACAACTTGCTATTAATTTCTCTGGTAGCGGCCACAGTTAACCCTAGCTTAGACCTAGCAACCGGATTAAGTCCAAGCGAGCTGAACAACGGCCGCATTACGTCAATCAGTTTGCGACACTCTAAACTGTACTTTAAAAAAAGGTCGTCATCTTCGGCTAACTCCATGCGGCGGGTAGATTCATTGAACTGGTCTTGTGCTCTACACAAAAGCTCCAACTCCGCTAAATCACTTTCACTAATCCACGCCGCCGCCGATCGTGTCACCGTCTCCCACAAGCAACTACCGCCAGCTCGTAAACCGGTTGGCGCTTCTGGCCGTTCCTGAACAGCGACTGCCACGGCTGAAACTGGACCTAGTTTACGCTTGCCATTTCCAAGCTTTTCGGCTAATTCTAGAGGTTTTTTAGGATTCGGCATCTATTCCTTTCAGTTCTCAAAAATCATGACTTTTTTAAAAATTTAAACTGCGGCGGTGTCTTAAAGTGAGGCCCAGGGGTGTCGAGGGTTGGTTTATTCTGAGAAACTCTCAAACAGCCCCAAAAGGCCCCTAAACGGCTATATTTCATGCTCTGGTCCTAGGCCCCTAGAGGGGTGATTTGGTCGTTTATAGGCGTTTTTAGCGTCTCCGTTACCCTTGCTAGAATTGCATGAACGACACAAAACCATGATGCCACCAGCTAAAGAACCGGCTACTACGTGGTCTACTGTGAGGTCTTTTGACGTCTGGCACCAAGTACACCAAGGCTGTGCTCTGCGTGCTGCTTTACTTATTTTCTTCCATTGCGGGTCGTTATAGCGTTTGTGTGCTGGTTTTTCGGCCGGTTTACATGCTTTACAGTAATTCTCGTTGCCTTTTTTCTCTATTAGAGTTCCGCAACGGCCTAAACATAGACGGGCGATCATGGTGCACACGTCCAAGGTTGCCAGCCGTATTGGCTGTAGATTTCGTAAGCCATAGCTATATTCTGCTCTGCATTGAGCACTTGTGCCCATCTTTCTCCGAAGTATTCTTGCCATGCTCCGTTATTAATCTGCATCAAACCAAAATCCTGAGAGCCGTTTCGGTTAATTGGGCTTATCGCTTGCGGGTTCATTCTTGATTCACACCAAGCCACTGATAACGATTCTTCACAGTTCCAATCCATTGAGCACAGTTGTTCTTCTATTGTTTGAGCACTGTTGATTGTTTGAGCACTCTCGGTTGTTGTTGTTTGTATGGGTTCACTTATTGCTGTCGGTATTTGTCTCGTTGGGTTGGTCGGTTCTTGTTGCTTTTCGTATGGCTCGGATTCCTTCGAGGTTGTTGTTGATTGTGTCGGGGTCGTGTTTTCCTGAACGTACGTTTTTGCTTGGCAGGTTGGAAGTGTTATGAGTGTTAGAGCTATCATCGTTTTTTTCCACATGTAAATCAGGTTCGGCCTTTAGTTCTTTTAAGTTCTCTTTAGTTATGGCAGAGCGCTGTGATGCGGTTAACCGCATATCTCCGCTGTACCCCCCATGCGCTGTGATGCGGTTCTTTTCTTCAGGGGCCAAGCGCTGTGATGCGGTAGATTGTTTCGGTGCGTAGGTTAAAGGTGCCTTAGTTTCCAACGGGTGAAACCTAAACTTGGTTGCTTTTCCGTTGCCTCCGCCGGGTTCCAAAACCTCTAGCCACCCGTCCTCGACTAACTCTTTTAGGTGCCTTCTCACGTTCGTGGGATGCATCCTGACTTTGTTGCCTAGGTTGGTAGAAGTCATCCAGAAGCAATTATGGAAGTCCGAGTTAACCACGTCCGCCACCGCGAGCAAAACGAGCATTTTGCCGCCGCCAAAAGCACAACACTTCCAAACATGGCCCGTCGCCTGAGCACTCATCCTAAATGCTCCAACGCTAACGCCGCCTGTTGTGGCACAACTCCATTACCTAACATCTTCAACGCTCTTCCTCTATGGTCCACTATGTCCGTTACCCATCCCTCAGGTAGGCCCATCATCCACTCAACAAATAGAGCTGAAAGTTTCCCTTCCTCTACTGGAATAGGTGCGGCTCTTCGTGTGACTTTTTCCCATCGTCTAATAGCTCTGTCGTAGTGTCCCCAAGAAACTTTATTGCCATGTCCAGAGGTAAACCGAACCCGTTGCCGTTCCTCCCTTTCTGTTTCTCTCTCATCCTCCTTAACAAATAGTTTTCTGTGTTCATCTCGTCCTGCACCCATGCCGTCGGAGTTGGCAACAATAAAGAGCCGTTTTCGTTGGTGAGGCGCTCCGGCTTCTGAAGCTCGAACAGTTCCCCATTTGACGCTGTACCCCATTCTGGCAAGATCTCTAATAACGGCGGTTCCGCCGCTAGTAAGGTGCCCTGACACATTTTCCAAGACGACCCGTGTCGGTCTAACGTTGCTAATAACTTGCCTGATAGTTGGCCATACGTGCCGGTCATCAAAAACCCCTTCTCTTTTTCCAGCTAAACTGAACGGTTGGCATGGATAGCCCGCCGTTATTATGTCCGCTTCAATCGTGCCGGTTTTCAGCTCCTCTAAACTTCCCACATTTAAAGCAGTCGGGAACCTGCCCGCTAACACCTCTAGACAAGCTGGCTCAATCTCACAATAGTACGCAGTTTGAGCACCGTAGAAATCTTCTACCGCTATGTCTAGGCCGCCGTATCCTGAACACAAACTGAGTATTTGAGCACTCAAAACCGGTCCCCTCTGTCAGGATATTTAAGACGATCTATGCACCATTCGAGGTCGTCTGGCCGTATCACTCGTGCTTCACACCCTGCAAGATCTAGCATGGTTAACCAGTCTTCTTGTAACGGCGTAACCTTACCTTTAGCGGTTTTAAGTTCCCAAAACAGGACGCTAGCGTCGGGTAAATTAGAGCCGTGATCGTGCCGACGACCGAGAACCAGATCAGGCCAGCCCGGTAGAGCACGGCGGCTATCGTAGTTGTGCTGTATCGTCCAACCAAAGAGCGTCGCCCACTCCATAATCGCATCCTGTAGCTCTTTCTCGGTCACTGGTACCGCTCCATTCCCCTAGCCGCCGCCAGCCACACATACTCGTTATATCCCTGAGTAGTTAACGCATGGACTCGGCCCGTGTTGCCTTCCGTTGTCCTGTGCTCTAACGGCTTTAATGTTGTTACGTCTCGCACAAAATCAACTAAGCCACGGTCCCTAAGTTCCTTTAACCGGGTGTTTGCCTTCTCTGGTGATAACTCTTTCTTACCTGT